CTGTGCAATTGTTGTACGAACCCCAGCTTCAGGAAATAGAGGTGCAACTGGACCAACTGGTCCAACTGGCTCTCAAGGTATTCAAGGTACAGTTGGAACTGTTGGAACGAATGGTGTGACTGGGCCGACTGGACCGACAGGAAGTCAAGGAAACCAAGGAACAGCGGGCTCAAATGGATCGAACGGAAGTAATGGAGTTACAGGACCAACAGGGCCAACGGGTTCTCAAGGTTCTCAAGGAACTGCTGGAAGTAATGGAGCTCAGGGTGCAGTAGGACCAACAGGTCCCACAGGCTCACAAGGTTCGCAGGGTACGGCTGGAACAAATGCTATATTAACTGGAGCGACTGGACCAACAGGAACTAATGGAGCTAACGGAACAACGGGACCGACAGGACCGACTGGAGCAGGAACAAATGGGGTAACAGGTCCAACGGGATCTCAATATCCTTTTCGTGGTCAGTGGCTAACTTCAACTGTTTATGCTTTAAATGATTGTATTTTTCAATCTGGAAATGCTTATGTTTGTATGACGGGGCATACTTCTGGAACTTTTGCTACTGATTTAGCTTCAAATGATTGGAGTATTATGGCTCAGATTGGACCCACTGGGCCAACTGGATCTTTTACATCGGGTTTAAGAACAGTGACGGCTACTTCGACAGGCCCAACTCCGACTCCAAACGCTGATACAACTGACGTTTATGAACTTTCAGCCATGACTGGAAATATTACAGTTGGAGTTCCTTCAGGATCTCCTGTGAACGGTCAAAATATGTGGTTTATGTTTACTTCGTCAAACGCAGCTACAGGAAGAACTATAGCTTGGTCGACTGCAACTGGAGGTTTTAAAGGTGCTCTTGTTGCTTTACCCGCAGCAGTTACCACTGGAAAGAATACGATTGCACAATTTATATATGGAAGCACAAATGCCCCTGCAAAATGGAGGCTGCTAACCATGCAGACAGGAGTCTAATATGCTTAGGCAATTAATTGCTACCGATAATTTTAATAGAGCAAACAGTGCTTCTTTGGGAGCAAACTGGTCAAATGGTCCTACTTCAACTGGTTCTGGAAGTGCTTTAAAAATTTTAAGTAATGCTGCATACAACGTAGGTACTTCTGATTGTGATGCCTTTTGGTCTGGAAGTGGGACTTTTACAAACGATCACTACTCAAAAGTTAGAATAAACACTCGTGAAACTTCATTTTTTAGTGGAGTTGTTGTTAGAGGGAGTGCAACCGATCAGGTTATGGGACAATATCAAGCTGACAACGGACAATTTCAAATTGTTTGGTATAACGGAGCAACTTACACCCAAATTGGTGGAACATTGTTGGGAACAATTAATGTAGGAGACATTCTCGCTTTAGAAGCCATAGGAACTACATTCAATTTATACTTAAATGATGTTTTGCTTATAACTGGAACGAATGGTTCAGCTCCTTCAACTGGAAAACCTGGTATTTTGGCTTCTGGTGCTACAGATTCGACTGATTCAGTTGATGACTGGGAGGGTGGAAGTATAATTTCTCCACTTACTGAAAACATAACAGACAACTTTGATGATAACAAAATTAACTTAGTTAAGTGGACTCCAAATATTATTATGTTCCCAATAATAGAGAGGAACACTCGTCTTGAAATAATTTGTACAGCAGGAAATATTGGAGACAGTTTTTTACAATCTAATAGCAATTTTAACTTTACAAATTCGTCATTATTTATGAGATTATTTGATGGCGGAAATGTAAATCTTGCAAGTTATAGAGGATATATTTATTTAAAAATTGATGGAAATAATTATCTGTTTTGGAAATTAAATTCAGGTTCAGCAAAAACAATTTCAGCAGGTTATTTGAGAACCGTTGATGCTGGAAACGAGCAAGTTGTTTTTTCAGTTGCTTACGATATAAATGTTCATCGCTGGGTTAGATTTAGAGAAAGTGGTGGAACTGTTTTTTGGGATTATGCGACTGCATATATTCCTAAAAGTTCTGACTGGATAAATGCTGGAAGTGTGGCAGATCCAATTACTATTACAGCTTTAAACATAACCTTAGAGGCTTTTACTTCCAGTAATGAAGCAACTACAACAATTTTTAAAGTTGATAATTTAAACTGTATTCCTCCTATTCCTTTGCCCACTTTTGAGCACATCCAAAATAGCTAAAACTGTGCTATCATAAATTATGAAAATTTCAGCAGTTTTAATAGGTAAAAATGAATCTGCAATGCTTCCTCGTGTATTAGGATCTCTTCAGGGAATTGATGAAATAATTTATTGTGATACTGGGTCGACTGATAATTCAGTTGAGGTTGCTCACCGATATGTAAAACAAACTTATTTTTATCAATGGGACGATTCCTTCGCTAGAGCTAGAAATGCTGCCAAAACTCATGCCACAGGAGATTGGATTTTAAGTATCGACTGCGATGAAATCCTTCATTCTTTAAAAGATGTTTATGAAGCTGCTGAAATAGCAGAAAGTAATGGAATTTTAGGAGTTGATGTAAAAATGATTCCTGAAACTGGTCCAGGTGGATTTCTTTTTCCTAGGTTGTTTAAAAACGATCCTCGAGTTTGGTGGGAAGGAAATGTTCATAACCATTTATCTATTGCTGGGGAAGAAATTGGAGACGTAATGATTACCTATGGATATTCACCAGCTCACGATATAGATCCAGAGCGAAGTCTAAGAATTTTAGAGAAAGATGTTCTTGTTGATAAAAAAGGTGGTCGTGAAGTTTATTATTTGGGAAGAGAATATCTTTATCGTGCAAGGTATGAAGAGTGTGTACAAGTTTTGGGAAAATATGTTCAAACATCAGTTAATTTACCTGAAAAAGCTGATGCCTTTTTGTGTATGTCGAGAGCCTATTGGCAAATGAAAGATCATCAGTCTGCTAGGGATGCTATTGTTCAGGCTTTAATAATTAACGCTAATTTTAAAGAAGCAATTTTATTTATGGCTGATTTAGCGGGAAAAGATAGTGGAAATGAAAGATGGGAAGCTAATGCTGCTCAGTGGTTAAAGATGGCTGAAACTGCTGATAATAGAGATGTTTTGTTTGTAAGAGCTGTTTGACAAATAGCAGACTTTGTGCTAAAAATAATTATGACTCTTTTCATAGCAACCCACAATGATGATGAAGCTCTTTGGGGTGCTTTTACTCTTCTTCGAGAAAACCCAGTCGTCTTAATAGTCACTGATTCATGGATTCAATATAACCGTGGTGAAACTGCTTGCTCAGCAAATGCTAGATGGCAAGAAACTCTAAAAGCTATGGAGACTTTAGGATGTCCAGTTATTCGAGGAGGAATTCGTGATGATATTTTGAATGAATGGCACCTGAGAAATTTACTGGAAAAATTTCATGGATTTAACACTGTTTATGCTCCAGCTATTCAAGGCGGAAATAACCAACATGATTTAGTCGGAAAAGTTTGCGATGATCTTTTTAAGGAAAAGTGTAAGCATTACACGGCCTACACAAAAGAAGAAACTTATACCAAAGGAAATATAGAAATTAAACCCAGTGAACAAGAGTTGGCTTTAAAAGATAAAGCTCTTGCTTGTTATAAATCTCAGCTTGGAAATACCAACAAAGCCTATTTTGAGGCTGTGAAAGGAAAATCAGAGTGGTTCATTTAATAGTAGGTTATGGGGAAGTAGGTCAGGGACTTGATAAAGTTTTGGGCGGAAATTCTTTGGTAGTAGATCCAGATAAAGGCTTTATGGGAGTTAATCCAAAAGGAGAAGAGCCTAACGTAGTTCATATTTGTATTCCTCCAATAGAAGATTTTGACGAAGTTGTTAATAGATATAAAAAACCAGGCGTTTTAATAATTGTTCATTCCTCTGTGGCTGTTGGAACTTGTGACCGTTTGGGAGTAGTCCACTCACCTATTAGAGGAGTTCATCCTAATATGGCTGAAGGAATTCAAACTTTCGTTAAATATTTTGGTGGAAAAGATGCTGAAAAAGCTGCAAACATTTTCAGTGAGTTAGGTTTAATAGTTAAAGTTTTTCCAGAGGCAAGAACAACTGAGGCATTAAAACTTTGGGATACTACTCAATATGGATTTTTGATTATGTTAGAGAAATACGTTCACAAATGGTGTGAAGATAATGCTATTGATTTTGATGCAATTTACACTGAAGCTAATCGAGACTATAACGAAGGGTACCGAGCTCTTGGAAGGCCTGAAGTTGTCAGACCTTATTTGAAACATTATCCAGGAAAAATTGGTGGACATTGTGTCGTTCCTAACGGAAAACTTCTCGATAACGATGTTGATTTTGATGAGATGGTAGAAGAAATAGAAAATGCTAAATAAAACTTTTGTTATTACTGAGTTTGGAAGCCCATTTTCTTGGACTCAAAAATATATTGATAATGTTCAAAGATTGGGAGAGTTTGGTTGGCATTGGAAAATTTTTACTCCAAATAAATATGAATCAAAAGGTAATGTGGAAATAGTTCATACGACTGCTGAAGAATTTGCAGATTTAGTAGAAAAGAAACTAGCTATTAAACCTCAAATGTTTATTACTCCCGAAGGAGTTCCTTCCGTACACGTTACAGATTTCTATGTTTTTACGGGTAAAATCTTTGAGGATTACTTAGTTAATGTGGATTATTGGGGAATTACAAATATGGATATTGTTTACGGGAGACTTGAACATTTTTTGACAGATAATACTTTAGAAAAATTTGATATTTGGACTGATGATGTAGATGCTTTTGGACAAGGATTAATTAATGGAATTTTTTCTCTTTGGGCAAATACAGATAAAGTAAATAATTTATGCCTTAGAATTCCAAACTGGCAAGCAAAAATTGCTCAAGATCCATGTCCAAAATGTATGGGTATTAAAGATGCTGGACATACTCTTTATGGAACTGACGAAATAGACATGGTGCCTATAACTCAAAACGCACATCTCAAAAATCAAATTATGTTAGGATGTCCAAAATATTATCCAATGCACAGTTACGATAGACTTGAACAACACGTTCCTGATGTTAAATTAGAAATTCAAAATGATGGATCTCTCTGGGAAAAATTTGCTGATACTAATCCTCATGGAGTTCCTTTTGCAGCTCGAGAAATTGCATACTTTCATTTTATAAAAACTAAAGAATGGCCAAAATGTCTAAAATAATTTCTTTAACTGGTAGAAATGGTTTTTTTGGGAAGACCTTAAAACCAAAACTTGAGGCAATGGGATACACTGTTTATAACAGTCTGGTTCCTGAGGCTTCTCATGCTTTTCTTTTTGGTGCAGTTTCCTCACATGAACAATTCAAGTTAAATCCAGATCAATGTTGGGAAGACACAATTTCTACTTTTATAAGGTCAGTTCAATTTTGTAGAGATCATAATATTCGTCTAGTTTATCCTTCTAGTATTACAGTTAAAACTAAGGAATCTTCTTATGCTCATTGTAAAGCTGCTTTAGAAGAAATTCAGGCTGGATATAATATTGATTCAGTGGGACTTAGAATTGTAGCTGGTTATGGTCCTAATGAATCTCACAAAGGTTATTATGCAAGTGTTTTATATAAATTTTGTAAAGATATTAAAGCAGGAATCCAACCTGTTATTTGGGGGGATGGAAGTCAAACTAGAGATTTTATTTACCAGGATGATGCAGCTGACTGGATAATTAAATATGGATTTAATTCAAAAAATAAGATTGAAGAAATTGGAACTGGTATTAATACAAGTTTTACTCACCTCATTGATATGATAAATAAAGTCAATGGAAGTGACATTCAGCCTGTATTTGTGGATAGACCTGCCACTTATGTTCAGAATAGTTTCTGCGATCATTCTGTGGCGTCTAGCACCTCTTTAGAAGAGGGAATTAGAAAGACTCTTGAATCACTATGATAGTAAAAGATTATTGGAATGAAAGGTATGCAGAAGGAGGAAACTCTGGGTATGGTTCTTATGGAACCCAACTTCAAAAGAAACTCGATTGGCTTTCAGCTCTTCCTATTGAAACAATAACTGAGGTTGGTTGTGGTGACTTCCACTTTGGAGAAAATCTTCTCGCAAGATATCCAGATGCTCATTATTGCGGTCTTGATATTTCTGATGTAATTATTGCTAAAAATAAAGAGTTGCATCCGACTTTTAATTTTCAAGTTTTTCAAGGACAAATTCCACCAGCTGATTTACTTATGTGTGTAGACGTTCTTTTCCATATTGTTGACGAAAATGAATACGAAGCTATGCTTGATGGACTTCAAAGTGCCAGTTGGAAATATCTTGCAGTTACAGCCTATGAGAGAGACGAACCAGATGTAAGTCCTCACTTAAATATTAAGAAGTTTGACTATAAAAGATTTGGTGAACCTGTTATTAGAGAAGTTGTCGAAGAAGATGGTCAACTTTATTTTTATTTATTTAAAAAACCAGAGACATTCGATTGGTCAAAAGTTTCTTGCTGCTTAAACACTAAGGAAGATATTTACCCTGAAGAAGTTTTGAATTATTTAAACAAGGTTGGCTTTGGAGAAATTTTAATAAAAACTCACTCTGATTCTCCTTATTGTAAATACGAGATGATTACTAAAGCGAAGTACGAAACGATTTATTATCAAGATGACGATGCTATTTGTCCTATTCAAATTTTGGCTAACAACTACCAACAAGACAAGATAAATGTTTTGATGAAACCTTCCCATTTTGAATCTTATAAGGATCGAAGAATGACAATGGGGCTTGGTTGGGGTTGTTTATTTGAAAAATCGTTTTTGAATGAACTTAAAAAATATGTTGAAAAATACGGGGAAGACGATTTAATGAGAAGAGACACTGAAAAACTTTTAACTCACTTAGTTGGACGTGAGAAGCAGAACAGAATTTCAGCTCCTATCCAAGATCTCCCAAATGCTATGGCACCTGGAAGAATTTCAATGCAACCAGAGCATTATTCCAACATGGATTTGATCGAAGAAAGGTGTAAGATTTTACTATGATACAAAGAGTTCGAGATGTTGTTAGAAATATAAGGCCACAAGAGACAATCTCTTATGAAGAGTGGCAAGATATTATGGATCGCTTTGCTAGAGCTACTCAGTTTTTGGATGAGAAAAATCCTATTTATATAACCTTTCAAGAAGATCTTAAAAATGCTGAAAACATTGTTTTGGAAAATAGAATTCATGAAGTCCAAGAAGTAAAGACAATTACTAAGGCTTTTAAAAAGATTTTTCTTACTCCTCGTGAAGAGCAACTAAATGAACTTGTCGGACAGGTAAAGTACCTCCGTGGAATTTTAGCTGAAATAAATTCTTGGATTACTAGAAAAGAAGAACTTGAAAAACAGGAAGCTGACGGAAGAATTACAATAGATCGAGATGGCAGATAAATTTACTAAACCACTTAATCAATGGGTAGAAGAAGAAACTCCAATTCAAAAAAGAACTTTTGATCCAGAGAGCAGAAGGTTTATTACTACAACTGAAATTCAAAAGACCAAGACAATTTATTATGATGTTCCTAAGGTAAAACTTCGATGCCAAGCTGGTACTCACGTTTTCAAAGTTCTCGATAAACATAAATATCTCTTCAAATGTATCAATTGTCCCTTTATAAGAAAGGTTTATCCGACTACCTACAAGTTCGATGAAAAAACAGGCTTTTTAACCCACATCCTCACGGGAACTCGTGTGTAAACATTACATTTCTGCAAAGACTCTGTTATTATAAAAATAAGAGTTCAATAAGAGCCCGCAAGCCTTAAAGACCAAACCTTCGGAGGGCGACCTTCGTTAAAAACATCGTTAAAGGGAGGTGAAATGAATATGGCTGAAGATCAAGTTGACGAAACAGTCAAAGGTAGATCGTTTGGAGAAGAGACGGAACGAGAAGCTGGAGATGAAGGCAACGAATCAGAGGTTGAGCAAGAAACAGAAAACACAGAAACAGAATCACAAGACAACCAAGAGGAAACTCAAGGGGATGCCAATGAAACTGAGTCTGAGGAAGAAACAGAAGGCGAAACTGAAGGTGAGAAACCAGAGTTGACTGAGAAGGGAACTAAAAAGGACCCTAACCCCAAGTCAGCAGTTCATCAAGAGCTAGCAAACGAAAAAAAAGTCAGAGGTCAAATGGAACAAGTTTTGGGAGATCCCGAATTACTTGCTAAATTTGCAGAAGAGCGTTACGGAATCAAACTTCCTGTTAAAGGAGTTGAAACCAAAACTGAGGATAAAACCACAGGAGACGCACCTGAACTTGTAGATTACAAGGCCGAAGATTTTGAAAACCTAGATGATGTCGCCAATAAATTTAATAATTTGCAGAAGACTTTTATCGAAAGAGAAAAAGCCAGAGATGCAAAGATCGAAGAGCTTACCAAGCAATTAGGTGGTATAGCAGATGGCGGAAAAAGAGTGGCAATAGCCAACAACATCACTCAAGGTGTAAGTAGTTTGTCGAAAGAACCAGAACTCGACCCCAAAAGCCCTGATTTTATACCAGGACTAGATGAAGAAATAGCTTCACGATTTAACCAACTTGACTATGATCCAGTTAGTAAAGTGTTTAAAGGACAACATTCGATAGAAAATGTCGGACAGGAAATCCTTAAAGCAGTACGACTGGGGAGAAAATCAGGATCTTTAAAAGCTCAGACAATTGTTAAAGACAAGAGTCAAGGCAAAATTAAAGATAATGTCAAAGCTAACGATGTAGTAGATACAGACAAAATGAAGCCTGGAGAATCTATTGCACAAGGTATAGCAAAAATGATGAAAGGTCGTTAAATATATGAAAAACCGTATTTTGTTAAACATAAATAAATTTATCTCACTCGAATCAACCAGGGTTAAAGGTAGTATTACCGCACCTCCTGGCGAAAATAAAAGTGGGGTGATTTATATATGAGTACAAAATACGGTCAAGGGTCAACTCTTGATGGCTTGAATAAGGAACTTTATCTTAATATTGAAAAAGAGATAATGAAATATCCTTCTCCAAGAATCGAGTTGTTAAAAAGAATTGGTGGTTTCGACCAACCTATTCTTTCCCATAAAATTGAGTGGTCAAGAAAAGATAACCGTCCAGTAAAATCTACTGCTGCGAATAAAATCACAGCTGGAGACACGACAATCATTGTCAGTGATCCTGGCGTTTTCAATGTTGACGACTTAATCCAATATCCCGCAGGTGAACAATCAATTGTTGTTTCCGTAACTGGAGGCACAAGTGTTGTTGTTAAACACTGGGCAGGAACCGCTGAAACAGTCCAAATCCTTGGACCTATCATGCGTATTGGAGGTGCTACGGCACAGGGGAAAAATGCTGACGACATGGTCATTACTGGCTATGAAGACCTTTACAACTACACTTCTATTTTAGAAGATGTCGTTGATCTATCTGGTACAGAGAATCAAGCCTTGATAAGAGGTCATGAGGATTCTGGAGAGTTAATTGCAAGAAAACAGCAAGAACTTGCTGAAATCTGGCAAACTCAGATGGTGTTAGGAATTCGTGTCAAAGACGATGCCAGCAAAACCACAACTTGTGGAGGTATTAAGTATTTAATAGATACTTATGCAGCTGCAAACGCTATTAACTTCGGTGGAAATGCCACTTGGGCAGCCACAGGAAATAGCGGTCCTTTAGGCAAAGTTGATGATGCACTTGATGCAATCTCAGCTAAGGTCTTCGGAAAACCTGTTATGTATGTTGGAAGCAAATTTATGCGTAAATTCAAATACGCTATTGCTGATTCTGACATTCAAACTACTACAGAACTAGACGATTCTAGAGGTGTAGGAAAAGTTGGATATTACATGTCCCATTTATACGGAAAAATTGACGTTATTCTTATTCAGGAAAGAACTGGATTTATGGATAACTTAGTTTTCTTTGTTGATGAATCCGATCTTGGTCAAAAGGCCATGAAAGGTCGTGAATGGCAAACTTTCCAACTTGGAAGAAAAGGAGATAGTTTCCAATGGCAAATACTTTCAGAGAGAACTGTAAAGATGGGTAATCCATCCGCACACGCATATCTTTACAACTTTGGTTTCTAATCAAAATTGTAGTATCGAGGTTAGGGCTCTGTAACAGGAGCCCTTTCTCGTGGGGGGGTTATTTTTTACTTTGTTTGACAGTTTCTTCTCTATGGCAATTTGGACATAATACTAAAACATTTTCTCTTGAATATCCTTTATATTTGTCTATTCTATGACGATCACAGTATGTTTTGTCCCAACCACATTTCTCGCATTTTTTATTAGAAATTTTTTCTCTTCTTTTAAAGTTGACTGTATCAAACAGACCTTTACTTCGATGATGAAAAGTACAAAATCTATCATAGTATGTTTTACCTTTTTTATTTCCAGCATTTCTTCCAGGTCTATGGCAATCTGGAAATTCACAAGTTGTTCTTATTGCTCTCATAACCCCTATGATAACATATAGGGGGATCTATATCAACTTACAAGACTTCAGTTAAAATTAAAATATGATGAAAAGAGGTGATTATTTATGAGCACATCGCCAGCAAGAGCAGTTTTTGTACTTGGAAAAGAAATCCGAGGAAATCGTGAAGCAGTTATTGTGGAAGCAGGAGAAGAGTACACAATGGACGTAGCGGCAATAGTCGATTACCAAAACGCAACAGCAACCTTCCCTTATTCCGTTTAGTTATAGGGTATGAGTTGAATACAGAGACCGTCCTTTACAGGGCGGTTTTCTGTGTTATACTGAAGTATGGGAATAATATATCTGTCAGGTAAGAATAAACTTCCAGTTTTGATTGATGACGAGGATCTTGAAAAAGTTTCTAAGTTTAGATGGTATTTACATAGAAACGGTTATGCAGTTAGAAATCGTTCCAACTTAGAAACTTCTACTAAAATTCCTCTTAAAATGCACAGGCTCATTTTGAATACTCCTACTAATCTTACAACAGACCACATAAACCATAATAAATTGGATAATCGTAAGAAAAATTTGAGAATATGTACAAGAATTCAAAATAATTTTAATCGTAAAAGAAAATCTAATAATACAAGTGGATTAAAAGGAGTTCATTTTAGTAAGGTTACTGGTAAATGGATGGCAAGAGTTGGAGCTAATGGAATTAGACATTACTTGGGTGTTTTTGAAACTAAAGAAGAAGCATTTGAGGCTTATAAGGTTGCTGCTCAAAAATATCATGGAGAATTTGTTAATTTAAGCTAAAGTCGTAAGCCTCGACCTGGAAGGAAGCTCCCTTTCTGAGCCAGTATAGTAAAAGTAACAACCTATAAGCGTAATTTCATCGGCAATTCCATCATTTTGTAAATTAAGTTTAGTCCAAAACAAATCCTTTTGGCGAAGATTTATATATCTAAGTAAAAGAGTCTCTCCTTGATTGTCGACTTTCATCATTCCAATTTCTTGGTTTCCCCACTCGTCATTTCCAAATCCCGAAAAAACTGGATCGGTTGAAATTCGATAGCGAGGATATTGTTCAATTCCATTTTCTCCCATCGCAATAGCTTGAACTGTGGTTCCATTTCCAGAAAGTCCTCCAAAGACCAAAACAGCTCGGTCATATTTCTTAAATTTATCAGGAAACTTTGCATCATATTGTTTGGTTGTAATTGAAAGAGTAATAGCATTTCCACTTCCAGTTCCAGAAGCATAATCAGTTTTACCAGTAAACATTCTTACAGAATTTCCGCCATAAGCTGTAATAGCATCAGAGACTCCAAAATACATTTCCTCAATTTTGGTCGTAGGGTTTATAGCTTTTGAAAATACTGCTGGATGAAGGCCTGTCCAGTTACTCCAGGTATTGTATCTTTCATCAAATACCAAAATTGAGTTGTTGCCACTCCCAGCAGGTCCAGTCGAAATTCCAAATAAAGATAAATTATTTATGTAGTCAGAACAAATCATTCCAAAATTAGCTGGAGTGACTTGACCAACAACAGAATCAGCTTTTAATGACATGACAGAGTAACGAAGAATTGTTCCAAAGTTTGCCTCGTGTCCAAGTGAGGCTACACCTTCTTGTGACCAAAAACGGATATTATCTCCAGCAACATGGGGTGAAAGAGGAGACATTGTTCCTCGAATAACATTGACATTTTGGATTAACATTCCACCTTTTGAATCAACTCCAACAAGTCCTACATGGTGATCTTTAAAAACTGCTAAACCATCAGAATTAGCAACTGAAAATGCTTTTAAAGCGTTAATAGTTTGTCCATCTCCAGAGCCGTAGTCGTCCAGATCTGCTCCGTCAGCAAGTGAGAATGAGGAAGCAATATCTTGAACATCTGGAGAAGTAAGATTTATAGCTCCAAGGCCTGCTGAAGAGAGTAAAACTTCTTTTCCAAATTCAACTGTGGTTCCAACCAATTTTCCTTGATGAACGTCTAGTAAGTAGAAATGATAACCAAGTGTATCGTTGTCAGCTGGAACTCCAAAAGCTGTTCCTTGGTCGGCATCAGTTTTTTGATCGACATAAGTATTTACATCGGCAGCAATGCTATCCAAAAAGAATTCATCACCAGCCACATCTCCTCGATAAATTGCTCTTCTTGTAGTTCCTGTGGCTGCTGCTGGAAGAGTAAGGGTCAAATAAGTAGAAGAGCTAATCTCAGGCATGCTATCGTAAAAACCTTGACCTGTTGACTGTCCTCCATCATTTGCAGGTGAAGCTAAAGTAGTTCCAAATTCGTTTAAATCTGCATATCTATAAAAAAAAGTTCTCGTTCCTGTTCCAGAACCAGTTTTAACAACAGTTGGCCTCGTAGAAGGATCTGTAATTTCAGTAAAAACTTTCCAATTAACTCCATCAAAAATAACAATATTATCAATTGGATCTGCAAAGTAAATACAGTTTTTTCCACCTATTTTGTATTGAACCATGTTGATAAAGGCTCCAGTGTCAAAGACAGGAGAATTGCTCGAAAATGTAGGATGAGTTCCAACATAACCAGCAGGAGGAGTTCCTGTTAAAAGGCTCCAAGCATCAGTTGCAAAGTTATAGCTTTCAACTTTTCCAAGATCATTTACTCTCACAAAGAAATCGACTTCATCAGTGCCAATTTTATAAAACATTTTTTGATTTAAAATCTTTGTTGCACTTGACATTCTAGTTCCAATAATTTGAGTTCCTTGTCGTTTGGAAATAGATCCATACTGAGAATAAATTCCATTGAGAAGTTCTGCTAATTCGGTATCTTTTAAAGCTGAAGCATTAGGAAGTGAATTCCAACCATCAGAAAAACCATTACTCCCTAAACGAGAGATTGGTGGATTCTGTCTTGGTTTTTTTATTATCCATGCCATGTTATTGTAATCTAGTTAATCTATCTGGCCTTCTCGAATATTGCCTTCGTGCCACTCTCGACCTATCTATGTGAGCTGGATTAGTTTCAAACTTCAAAATCTCATTTCTAGCTGGAATCATTTCCATACCCAAATAAACAGCAAGCCTGTTTTCAAATTCAGTTCTAGCATCGTCCTCAGATCCAGGTAAGTTAGCTGCTCTAAAGATTTCTATTAAAGCTCCAAAAGCTACTAAATCTCCTGGTAATAGTAATTTATCTGTGGCATCAACTGGCTTAGGTGGTGTTGCAAAATACCAACAAATTACAGTGGTTGCATCTGCTGCCCAAGGTACTTGGAAATTTAATTGCCAACTACCAAAGTCAGGATCAGTTGGGTCAGTTATCATTTGAGCAAAAACTGATTGTCCATCAGGAAGTCTATCTGGATCTGCATAGTCGATATCATCAACAGCAAAAATGTAAAGAGAATTTGCTCTTTGAAATTGAACAGGGAGCAAGACTGAAGTATCTCCTTTTTTAATTACTAAACTGTCATCCATTTGTAAAAGTCTTCTCCAAAAACCTCTTCGAGAAGATTCTTCGTATTTCATCTGAATAGCAAGAAGCCACGCATTGTATTCCTCAGATCCCACGTCTGGAATAGTGCCTCCTTTATAAGGAGCAATTACACTCATAACATCACTTAAAGTAGAAATGAATTGATTGGTCAATACCTGCGTCATATATTTTAATTATACAAGTTTAATAGAGTTCTGGTAACACAGGAGTTACTGATTAGGATTTAAGAATCTCTTTAAGTAATCTGAAAGAGTGGAGTTAGTAGCAAGATTTGTTGCATCTGTTCCAGTTGCATTAGCTGGATTATTAGCTCCTGTGGTACCTAAAACTGAGTTAAGGGTATTTGTTATTCCAGAAAAGTCAGGAGTCATAGCGGAAAGACCGCTAGAGTTTAATGGTGAAAGTGCTGCAAGCTGTTGAGCTTGAGCTACGATATTTGCCAAAGTTCCAGTGTAATCAGTTAAACCACCAGATCTGATTTGATTAACTCCGTTATTAACTCCTTCAAGATAAGTGTTTGCCTGACCTTCTTGAGTATTTGCTTGATCTTGTCGAGAATTATAAAGATTCAAATTATTTGAAAGATTTGTGTCTTTTGCAGCAAGAGTGCTTCCTTGAGTTTTAGCAAGATTTCCAGTTATATTTTGACCAAGTCTAAGTTTAGAACCAAGTCCGAGATTTCCTCCCTGTTGATTTACATTCCCAGCTAGTTGCTGAGCTGTTAGAGCATTACTTCCAAGATCTCCAGCTGCCGTATTTGTAATTTGTTGATCTCCAGTATTTTTAAGATCCAAACTTCTATTTCTAAAAGCATTAACGGAATCCATTAAAGTCTGAAAAGTATCTTGTCCAGTTTTTTGGTAGGCATCAGCGTTTGCTAAGGCAGCAGCTAGACCAAGGTTTGCAGCTCCAGTTCCAAGATTGCTTGTGTTATTTGTTGTTGCAGCTCCTAATACTTGTCCTTGTGGGGCAGCAGCTTTTTGTGCTGTTGAAACTATTGAATCAAAACTATTGTTATTTGGTGTGTAGTTAGCAGCATTGTTATTTGTTGGGGAACTCATTGGAGCAGCTCCCAAAGATGCTCTTAAAGCAATTTCTTGTGGAGTTAAAGGCCTCCCTGGATTAAAATTAGCGTAGTGCGGATCTGTTTGAGAAGATCCTGGTATTAGTGCCATATATTTTATTATAGCTTTTTTTATTTTGTAATGTTATTTACACTGAAGAGTTGGAATACATTGGAGTACACGAACATTTTGTTGGTGCTGAGTTTCTAAGTTAGCAATTTTGCCAAGAAAAAAGCTAATTAAAAGTAACTCTCCTACAACTGCTACGACTAATATTTTTTTCATAAAAGAATGATAACACACACTCTGCTAAAAGTCAAGTAAGTCGAGAGTATTAGAAAAACGCTATAATTAAAATATATGGCATTGACCCTTTTAGATAGAATTAAGCAAGCAGCTATTGACGCAACTCCTGTTGGTTTACTTCCGCATGTTATAGATACCATTAAAGGATTTGCTGGAGAATTAAATGCTGGACAACAAAGAGCAGGTGGTCAAAACTTTAATGCGAATCCTAGTGCTACTTATACTCCCCAAAATCCAAGTCAGTCTTTTGGTGCATCTGTAGTTAATCCCGTAGCTGACTTTACAGCAGCTCAAAACGGAGGAATAAATGATGCTATAGATAAAGTATTACAATCAGGAGTTGGTGTTATAAAGGGATCTTCTTTTTTAGCTCCCAAAGTTGGAGCTGCTGAAGACTTTATACTTAATGGAGCAAAAAGAATTCTTGGTCAAGGTGCAACTGACGTTGCTCCAACAACAACAGAAACTTTAATAGATAATGCAAAAAAACCAGTTGATATTCCACCAACACCAACATCAAGTCTTTTTGATAATGTTCCTTCTAATGTTAGTCCAGAGAATACAGTTACTAAAGAAGTAACACCACCTGCACCAAAATCTACAACTGAATTATTCAATCCTAAGACTGGAGTTAGAAAACTTATTGATAGAGAAGCAATTCCTGTCAAAGATGTTTTAAATAATCTTGATTCTCAATTTGGAGTAAAAATAGCAGCTAGGGATAAGTTGAAAGCTGATTTAGCTGGACCACTCCAAGAATCTTTTAACAAAGTTGTTAAGGGATTAACTCCTGAAGAATTAAATTCATTTCCAGAAGTAGCTAGGGGTACTATTCCAGCAATTTCAGATGCTCAAGCTGCTGCGGTTAAAGAATGGAGAAATACGGCTGATACTCTATTTTCTGAAGCTCAAAAAGTTGGAGTTCCAGATGTGAATTATCGTCAAAATTATTATCCTAAATATGGTGACTTGTCAAAGATGACTCCAGCAGAAAAACAAGCTTATTCTGCTATTCCTAGAGATGCTAATATGACTTCTGGAAGTTTAAAGTTCTCACAAACTCCAACAGATAATTTTCCACAAATAGGAGATCCTAGAGTGGTAGTTCCTAGATATATAGAAAGTGTTTCAAAAGATATTGCGAATGCTACACATTTTGGAAAAACAGGTGAACAACTTTATCAATTAGCTCAACAAACCAGAGATCCTCAACAAGCCATGCAGTATGTGGACCAGCTTCTTAACAAGAATCAGGGAGCTACTTTACCAGGAATTAAAACTTTAAAAGATTTAGAAACAGCTAAAGATATTGGTTTTACCAGTACGATAAAACATTTAACTAATACTGTTGCAACAGTTTTGCGAACCGACCCTGCATCTGTTACAAGTTCTTTTGCAAGAATTATAAGTAATCCATCTGAAGCAGCTTCTATTGCTCGTGAAGCGGGAGTTACAGGAAGTGGATTTGAAGATCTTATAAAGCAATATGCTGGAGGAGATACTGGAAAGTTATCAGACAAAATCCTTTCTTGGAGTGGAATGAAAAAGTTTATTCAATTTAACCAAACCATGACAACAAATGTTGGATATGACTATACTGCCAAATTAGCTGAACAAGCAGCAAATGGTTCAGAATCAGCTCTTCGTGAACTTGACAGGTTAGGAATTTCTCCAGATGCAGTTGTTAATGGTATTACAAAGTCAGATCTATTTCAGGGAGCCAGAGCTGTTGGAAATCAAATCGGAATAATTCCAAGTACAGGAGATGTTCCTTTTGGCTATCGTGCACCTAATGAATCAGCTGCTCATTTATTTGGAACTTATGGCTACAAGGAAACTAAATTTTTGGTAACTCAATCTCAAAGAATAGCTGGGGAAGCTATTCAGGGAAACTTTAAACCTTTAGCTAGTGCTTTGACAGCTATTGGAGTTGGTGCGGGAGTTGGAGACATTATCAATAATGTTCAGTCACTTCTTACTAACAAGAAACGAGATGATGCAAATACTATCGTGCAAAGAGTTTTATCTGATGTTTTGACAGGAGTTCCTTTGGGAGTTGTTTCTAGTGCAGAAGGATTGGCTTATGGAACACCTGGAGTCGCTGGGGTTGTAGGTGGTCCTATTGCTTCTGATGCTGTAAAAGCCGCTGAGACAGTGTCAAATATTGGAGCTGGACTAAACGGTGATAATACAGCTGCTCACAGTGCAGAACGAGCTGTATTAAGTCAGATCCCTATTGTGGGACAAGCAGCAGCAAATACTCTAGTTCCAAACTCTTATGTTAAAAATTATGTAGGTCAAAATAATGGTTTAGATACTACCGACAATGCTACTTACAACAACATGAAGGCGATAGATCCTGTAGCTGCTGAAAAATTTAAGCAGACTAATCAGTATGTAGATAAAACTGGAGCACCTGGAAATACAAGTGGTGGGATTATTGGATCAGCAAAAAAGTTATTCGGTATAGATCAACCTCCTGCTTTTGATTGGAGTGCAGTTCCGACTTCTAAGAAAGCTAAAACCGCATACAATACCCAAGTCGATCAGGCTTTATCTTCAGGAGCTACTGTTCCAGACAATGCTTTGAATCAAAGATTTTTTGATGGTAAAACTTACGATCAAGGAAACAACGGAGATAAGGAAACTATTATGAAAGCAGCTGTCACTGTGGCTAACGATCAATATTTAACAGATGCTCAAAAGTCTTCGATTCTAAACTCAGCTGGGGTTACTCAAGATAATTTGGATTATTACAAGTTAGCTTCTCAAAATGAGACTGATAAAATTTCACAATTTATGGATTTTGCAAATTCTAGTCAAATGTCTCACTCTGATTTACTTAATATCTTGGCACTTAACAAAAGAAGGGTCGCTGGACAATACATAACGACCCCAGCACTGGTTGATGAGCTTTACCAGCAGGGTATGATCTCTAAAGATGATAAAGCCCTCTTAACAGCGATTAAGTACGATTCTGTGTATAACAAATTCTTTATGGATAAGGCTTACACGGGTGGTGGAATGACAGCTGCTCAAAAATCTGCTTATATAAATAAAGTGAATTCAATTTTCAAAACAACCAAGAAGTCTAGTGCAGCTAAGAAAACATTGAGTTTACCAAAGGCACCAGCAACTCAAACACTTTCACCTTTGACGAAATAAACTATATAATTAAAATATGACAGTATACTTAGCAAACGACAAATATCGAGCCACTTTAAGATCGGGTTGGGTGTCATCTCCTGCTGATGCAACTTTATCGGTTGACGCTATTCCTGCTAATTTACCAACAATTGTTGTTGTAGGTTGGACCACAATTTATGAAACTGTTTTTTCGGTTACAGGAACTTCTGGAACAAACTCCTCAAATTATGCCTTAACAGGCGTTGCTAGAATCAAAGGAGCTGATGCAAATATTCCAGAGGGAGCAGCCGTAAATTGTTTAAATAACGAAGAATTTTTCAATCAATATAATACTGCACTTGCAGCTGTCCAAAGCGATGTTACTACAGCTGAAACTAATGCCTCTTCTGCTGTGACTACAGCTAATGCAGCAGCGGATTCTGCCTTGGCGGTAACTGCTACAGCGTCAATTGCTTCTCCAACACCAACTCGTACTAAACAGAGAAACTTATTTGAATTAACAGCACAGGCGGTGACGGGAACTTTTCAACCTCCAACTGGAACAGCACAAGATGGAGACACTTTACTTATAAGAATTAAAGACAATGGAACTGCTCGAGCTTTAGTATGGAATGGAACTGCTTATGCAGCTGGTGGAGTTGCTCTCCCTGCAAATACTACAACTGGAAAATATCTTCATTTGGGATTCCAATATGTAACATCAAATTCACTTAATAAGTGGATGTTGTTGGGAAGTGCACAGGAGGCTTAAATGGCAAATACAATAATTTATTTATTAAATGGAATTACTTCATGGACAGTCCCAAGTGACTGGGATCCTCTTCACAATACGATTGAATGTATCGCAGCTGGTGCTGGTGGAGTAAATGGAGCTGGTGGAAATTCTACTTCAAATGCAGCTGGTGGTGGAGCTGGAGCCTATTCTAAAAGTAATAACCTTGCTTTAACTATTGGTGCAAGTCTTACTGTTGCTATTGGTGCAGGTGGGGGTGCATCTACAAATGGTGGAAATACTTATTTTAATGGAGCTTCCCTTGCTGCTTCTTCAGTAGGTGCAGAAGGTGGAAAAACGTCCGGATCTTCAACTGGCGGACTTGGTGGATCTTCTACTAATGGAATTGGAACTGTAAAAAATAGTGGAGGAAACGGTGGAGATGGATCTGGACAAGCTCGTGGAGGCGGAGCATCAGGTGGTGGTGCAGCAGGTTCAAATGGAGTGGGAGCTAACGGTGCAAACGGAACTGGATCTGACCAAGCTGGAGGAACAGGTGGAACTGGAGATTCTGGGTCGGGTGGAACTGGTGGATCGAACGGAGGCAATGGAAATGCTGGAACAGAATATGACGGATCTCATGGTTCAGGTGGTGGAGCTGGTGGTGGAGCTGGTGGTTCAACTGGATCAAACGGTGGAAACGGTGGAAATTATGGAGCTGGTGGAGCAGCGGGTGGTGGTGGATTAACTTCTGGTGGAAATGCTGGATCTGGTGCAAATGGACTTATTATAATTACCTACACTCCACTTAAAGGCGGAATGATGATGTTCCTCTAAATACAATTTGCCCTTTAAGCATATATAATTAAACTATGGATATAAGTAAGTTTTTTGTTGACATTTTAAATGGAAATTATGCAGCACCTTTTATAATTATTCTTTTAATTGGATTCGTTAGAGTTTGTTCACTTTATATAGCCGAAAAAGACAAAAGATTTGACGATTCACAATCGTATAATAAGACAATTACTAGCCTAAACGACTCTCTTACAAAGTTAGAGGTTGCTAATCAGGAGCAAAATAAATTAGTGTTAAGTAAATTCGATGGTTTTATAGACGGAATAAAAAAATGAAAAATATATACCGAGTTATCAAAGGAATATTTGGCATTAAAGGCAATCAGAGTAAAGAAGCCGATAAAAATGTCATGGAGTTTATGAGAAAAGGAAAACTTGCTAAAATGAAAATTGAACATATTACTGAGATCAAAAGAACTCAGACTTATTATATTGCCAAAGGAATAGGAGCTATCAAATGACATCACTAAATATTTTATACGTTGTTTATTTAATCAGTATTATTATTTATATAATAACTGTTTTTCTTGACGTTGCTTTTGTTTTACCTTTACAAGCTAAAGAAGCTCGTATTAAAAATGGTTTAACTCTGTTAAGGAAACAACTTCTACTTAGAGGAATTGTTGGAATTTTAGTCGCTCTTGCTTCAATTTCAGCTTTAGCTTCGAGATATTTTCCAGCAAATACAGAGGTAATTAGATACATCGCTCTTTTCTTTGTTCTTGTAAGTGCTTTAGGAAGTTTAGTAAAAGCTATTATTGATTATATGATTTATCATCAACAGTATTCAGATGAGAGTATTAAGAGGCATCAAAAAATTGCTAAGTTAGAGAAAAAGTTTGACAAATAGCAGAGGTTGTGTTATAAACAATATCAATGGAAGAAATAAATTTGGAAGTACCATACGCAAGCCAGTGGGATAAAGATGCCCAAACATCTCGTGATAATTGTGGACCAACCTCAATTAAAATGGTTTTGGAGTTTTACGGTGAAAAGAACCTTACAACTGACCAGATTTTTAAATTAACAGGTGCTTCAGCAAATGGACTTATTTCTATCTCTCAATTACAGACTGCTATTAAAGCATTAGGATATACATCCACTTATGAAGTAGGAGTCACTCCACAGCGAATACAAGACGTTCTAGCCAAGGGCGTAGTGCCAATCGCTTTAGTTCATTACGGAGACTTTTCAAGCAGACAAGATACAGGTTTTTCTGGTGGTCATTTATTTCCTGTTGATGGATTTAGAAGCGATGGATATTTTGTAAACGATCCAGATTTTATCGGAGCTATTCGTTCTCAGGGAGATCATCACTTTTATACAAAGAAAGATTTTGAAAAAGGTTGGGGAGATTGTTCTATTGACGGAAATCCAAACAACTCACTCTTATTGATATTACCTAAAGTTTTGCCTCCAACACCTCCAACACCAGCAACAGATGATACTCCTTGTGATTTGAGTCCTTTGGGGACAGAGCCAGATGGAACTCCTTATAAGGTTGAAAATTTCTCGACAGTAAAGGCTAAAATTAAAGCAAAAGATCAAAACATTGTCAGTTGGTCTGATGCCAATAAAGATCTTTATACTAAAAATCAGACTTTAACAGATCAAGTTGCTACCTTAAATGGTCAGATACTTACTCTACAACAGCAGCTAAAAACTGCTCAAACGGCAACAACCAAAGTGCCGTTATTTATCCGTAAGTGGTTCGGGGATAAAGTTTAATTTGGTACTATGACAAAAATTGATGAGGAACAAATTGCAGAGCTTAAAGACTACTTTAGTAAGCAAATGGAAATCGTTCTCGGAGCGGTTAATAAAGTGGATAAAAAAGCAGACGACATAGAATCTGAATTCTCTTCATATCAACGAGATAACGAAAAAATCATCAATAGTCAAACTCTTATTGAAGGCCAAAACAAGTCGATTATGAACATGTTTGGTCGATTAACAGAAAAAACTGTTAATGGAGTTGCTAAAGCTATGGACAACGTAGTTAGTCCTGCTGTAGAAGAGCTTACGGATAAAATGAATGTCATGGGAGACACTAAAATAGGGAAACCCACAGAGCAAAAAAAGAAGGAGTGGTCGACTGTGCGTAAGGTTTGGAGCAAAATCAGCTTTTGGAATAAACATTCCATAATAAGTGTAAAATAGAATAGGACGAAGGTGATTATATGGACATATTTTGGATAATAATAGTAATTTTTGTAGTAGTCTGGTTTTTTGGAGGACTTGTTCTTCCCGCAACTGGAACCTTACTTAATATCTTAATTGTTTTTGCAATACTTTGGTTAGTTTGGAAAGTTTATCAACACGAGAAGAGAGGTGATTTGTAATGGACGCAGCACAAATACTCATAACAACAGTAATTATTGCAATAGTTCAACTCATTAACTTTGTTAAAGCGAAAGCTTGGGACTCAGTTGTAACGATAATCGCAGCAGGAGTGGTAGGAGGCATAGTTGGTCTTACTCACTACGCAGGCGTAACAGTTCCATCAGGAATTCTTATCGGACTTGGAGCAGTCGGAGTTGTAACAGTTGGTCAGGCAATAGGAGGAAGCAAATAATGTCAACTGAACGGACAGGTTGTGAAACCCTCGATAAAGCTATTGTGTTAGCTCCTAAAGTGGGTATCAATCCAGAAATGGTAACTTGTCCGTTTCTTAGTGTTTGCACAGGTGAGACATGTATTGTGATGGATAATAAAGATGACGTGAGAGATGTTCGAGTGCAGATTTCAGATGCTCAAGATAAATTCTTCGATAGGCTTCAAAAGAGAGAAAAATTAGTTAGTAATATTACTTCCTGAACTGAGGCAGCCATTATTATTGGCGAAGACTTGAATCCAATTTGAATTTCTTTGGTGGGCTAAAACTGAGTTTACGGAGAGAAATAAAACAGGAATTCCTAGTAATAAAGCGATAATTATTGGGTAGACTCTTTTCATATTTTAATTATAACTACTGTTTGTCATTATTGTCATCTTCAAGTCTTCGACATCGTGCCTCTACGACCTCGACTAAATTGCCATCATTTTGCACTAAATAGAGTTTTGTTGCCATTATAGGAATCCAGACTTTTACAGGCCCAGCAGTCATTACTTCTATAAGTTTTCTGCCTCTCGATTTAATATTTGACTGGTCAATAATCATCTTAAAAGCACAAACACCTCCTTGAATGACGTGGCTCAGAAATGAGCATCTGGTCCAGAGGTGTTTATCCCATTATGGCTTCCAGTTTTCACCAGGCCTAATAAATAAAGATAGCAGATACTCTGTTAGTTGTCAACTGGAGAGGCTTCAGTTACAGCGTCCACAGCTTTTTGGCGGCCATGAGTTTTTCTTAATTTAGAAATATTACTGTAATAATTTTTATCACGCATTCCACTTTCAACTTCTTGTTTTAATTTGTTCCCATTAGCAACACCAATTTTATGAAAAAAATCGTGTACTTCCTTAGGGATTTGTTTTTTACTCATATTATAGTATAACAGATATTCTGCTATTGTGCAAACCAACAAAAAACAGACCACCTCATAAATGATCTGCTTTTTATAACCAGGCTTATGAATAAAATGAATCTTCTAATTTTTTCTGATAATGTTCCTCAATATCTAAGTATTCTTGTACTGTAAATTTAACTTGAGTTTCAGATAGTCGTTCAAGATCATCAATAGTTACCTGTCCCCAGTTTTCTAACATCCACTTATAATATTTAATAGGATTTCCTTTTTGACCGACATTGCATCCATAGCATTGAGGGTGACAACCTCGTTCATCAAATAAAATTGCATTATGCCTTCCTGGTATAAAGTGACCTGCCTGTATCACTCCTTTTCCTGACATTGGGTATCTTCGACCACAGGTAACACAAGTATTAAGATTTCCAATATGTCCATTATATCTTACCCATTTTTGGAAAGCATAAACTGCTCTCTTTTTGGCTTTACTCAGTGTTAATTTTTTTTGTTTTTTCATAAGTTCAAATCGGGAGCCAAATGACAACTGATTTCACATGTTGCTTAGAAATCCATTTGGCTGAGACTTTACCCAGTCTATCTTCTCAGACTAGAAAGGAGGTAGGGGGTAAACCCCACTTCATTCGCTGGATCTCCCGATTTCAACTCATGAATCCATGACCATCAATTTTTAAAAGTACAACTTTCATAGGCGGTGCCATTTTATTTTTCTTAATAGTAACTTTGTGATTTGTAGAAAGTAAAGTCTCACCACGTTTGTTGTTTCCAGTTCTTCTCATATCTATTCTCACTGAGGCATAGAATTTCAAAGCATTTCCACCAGGAGTAGTTTCCTGTGGCATGAATCCAAAACCACCTAATTTAGCTCTGATTTGATTTGTGAATATTACAAGAACTCCATTTTTATTAGTTGGAGAAACTATCTTTCGGAGAGCCTTTCCCATCATGCGTGCCATACCTCCTATATTAGCGTCAGACATGTCTCCTTCAATTTCAGCTCTAGGAGTTAAGGCAGCGACAGAATCAACTACTACAAGACCAATCTTTTTAGAGATTATAAGGCTTTCAAGAATATTAAGTGCTTGTTCACCATCATCAGGCTGACTTATAAAGAGTTTGTTAAAATCGACTCCAAGAGCTTCAGCACGGGCTTTATCAAGAGATTGCTCGGCATCTATGAAGGCACATCGGATTCCATCCTTTTGAGCTTCAGCGATAACTGAAAGAGCTAAGGTTGTTTTGCCACTTGCCTCTTGACCCAAGATCTCGACAATTTTTCCTTTCGGGAGTCCACCAATACCAAGAGCTTTGTTAATCGCTTCCGAACCTGTTTTAATAACTTCAACATTTTCATTAAATATTTTACTACCTAATTGGGGAAGAATTATTGAGCCATCTCCATACTGCTCGTTAATTGTTTTTACAAGAGCTTTCTCTTGCTTGAACTCATCAGCCATTTCTGTCTCCCCAATTTCCCAAAGATTTAAGCTCAGTCATATCATCATAGAAATTCACGATCCATTTCTGTTGCTCTTCACTCCAGTAAAAATTGGGTTTACCATCTATATTAGCTTGAGTTTTATTTTGTCTAACAAAGTCGTTGTAACGAAGATCCCTAGCTTCCTCAACTTTGGCTATAGCTTCGTCTCGATCTTCAATTTTCTTAATTGTTGGAGCGAGCATGTGGAGACGAGCAATTCCAAGTTTAGAAATTTCATCAGGATTTAAACCTAACTTCTCGATAAATAATTCATAAATTCTTATACAGGCATACGCTTTTTCTCGGGAGAAATCTAAATCATCCGAATTACAATACTGAGAGAAATCTTCATAGTCTAAATTCTTATAAAGTTTACGATCCCTTATAACTTTGAGCATGTGCCCCATTGCTATAAAGGTGATGTTTTCAAGTTTTCGTGCAACAACAAGTTTCTTGTTAAGATCGAATGCTAAATCACTATCAGGAAGAGTCTCGTCAAAAACAAATGATTTTGATAAGTCTATAGTAGGCTTGTATTTTTCAAGGTAATCATCTGACATATTAGTAAGGTCTTCTTCGAGGGTTAATTCCCATCCCCATTCTGGCGTTCTGGTCTTCAATTTCATCCTCAACTCGATAAACTACTTTCAATTTTTCAGGAGGCAATGTTAAATCTCTGACCATTCTTTCAAGGAAAAGAATTCTTTCTCTGGTTTCGTTACTCACTCGATATTCACTGTCTCTAGTGACAGAAGACATTTTTTCTTCCATAGTTTCTTTAAAGGAAGTTATTTTATCAACAGCTCTTTGAAGTTCTCGATAACGAACTTCCCATTCACTGGCATTTAATTTTGCTTCAGCTAATTCTGTTTTAAGTTTTTTGATTTGTTTATTTGTCATTTTGTATTTTTCCCTAATTTAACTTCTTTTCTTTCAATGGTATGTTCTGGCTTTACATCTTGAAGATAAAGATTTCTTATAATTCTTTCGTATCTATCCATCAAAAATTGGTTTGTGTCTTGTTCAATTAGCATTCGATCTGATAAAGCATGGAGTTCGGCTTGTAGCCCGAAAACTATTTCTGCCTTAGTTTTAAGAGGTTTCTTAAAAAAGTTAAACATATTATTTTACTGGTGTCATCTGGTAACAAGCATGTTTAGATTCCATAAATCCCCAAGGTTTTGTAGTTACACAAACTATCCCTGCATCTTTGAAAACATCGTCACTATTAGTTGGGAAAAGTGTGATTAAAGCTACCAATCCTATCACTCCTACAATAACGCTTACGATAATTAAAGCAAACATTTTAAACTCACTCATTTTCCTTCCTCCTCAAAAATCTTTTTAGCTGCTTTTACTTGCTCGGTATCTTCTGTTGGGGTAGGTGGTTCTTCAGTATCGGTATTTCCACCTGAATTTATTTGATTCATATCGTAGGATTGAGCTTTAAGATATTCTTCTTGTTCCTTTTCACTTAAAGGAAGAGAGTCGGCTGAGTCAACTACGTCCAAAGCATATCTAGCTGCACCAGGTTTACCTGTATTTTTAAGAACAAAATCTCTTTCCATAATTTTAACTCCATTATTAGCTTTGTCGTCAAATCCTTTTTTAACTCCGTAAGTTGTTTGAAGAATTCCAGCTGTTTGAGTATCTCGGTTAAGCACAGAATAATAAAATTCCATAGCAACAGCTCTTCCGTCTTTACGAGCATCTTCTTTAAGAGCACTTGCAGCTTTTTTATCTCCACTGGCTTCAGCCTTTTTAGCTTGTGCCATTAACTCGAAAAATTCATTACAATGTTCACACTCTTCTTCACCGTTTGTATTTATTCGAGGACATGGAACTACATTCCATTTTCCTTCTTCATCAGTTAAAAAGTGTTTTCCAGTATGACGGTCATATTCTTGAGCGATTCTGAAGGTTACTTTTTCATTAGCTTTTTTAACTCGAATAAAGTTACTTCCTGTTTTTGGAATATCTTCACCGATTTTTGTTGATTGCATCATTTTATTTTTTCAATCTTTCTAATTGCTTTTTCGTAATAATCTAACATATTTCTTAAATCAACAAGTATTTTCTCTTTAGCTTGTTCTCTTGAAGTTGACCAGTTTTTCTTTTCTCCAACCATTTTTCTTGGAACCATAATAACTGCTCCTTCTGCTGCAACGTGGTCGGTAATGTAGCCTTCTTTAACTTGACCAATAATGTGGAGAACTTCGCAAGTTCCTTGGGTATTAAATTTGTAAACTTCTTTAATTTCCATATCTATATAATAGCACAAATTCTGTTAATTACAAGGGGCAAACTAGCCAAAGATTTGTCTGGCTTGTTCGACTGTGTCAAGTAGCACTCCTTGTTCTGGTTCTGGATCTTCTAATGGAATAAGAGGAACTGTGATTATTTCAGTCATTTCATCTTTAAATCCCTGCGGGACTTGGGCTTTATCGAGAGCTTTGAGGATAGCTTTGTCGAGTTTATTTTGCTCTAAATTAACCATCTTTAATTCTTTGTGGGTTTCATCGGTGGCCTTTTTATTCCAAACCAATTGTTTCAAATCCCACCATTTGTTACCAAGAATTTCTTGGCGATCTAAAAGTCCAAATAGTAATTTATTTTGTGTAATCATTACATTTCTACAATTTTGCCTCCTGGGGCATTTAGTCTAAATCTAAAATCATTACCAGAAATTCCACGTCTATTTTTACGAAGTCTTAAAATAAACTCCTGTGGAGATTCTCCATCTTCGATAAAGAAACCTAAATCACAGACAGTTCCAATCGAGCCTGATCCTTTATACTCTACAAGATCTTTTTTTCTTTTATCCCTCACCAGTTGATTTGAAAGCTGAGAGAGAGCAAGAATACAAACATTATTTTCTTTCGCAAGCTTTTGAAGTCGAAGAGCGATAGTTGAAAGTCTTTCGTATTCTTCAGAAATTTTCATCATAATATTTTGGATAAAGTCGATCACCACAAAATCATATTTATTTTCCTTTATAAGTTTTTCCAGTTCTTCTAATTGGTAAACTCCATCTTGGAAATCCATGAATTCGTCATAAACCTGAAGTTCTGCTCGAGCATTGTTTTTAGTTTCTTCTTCTCCCTCTGAAAGCATTTTTATCATGATCTTAGTTGGAGAGATATTGGCTTCTCCTCCCATTAAACGGGACACGATCATCTCATTTGAAATTTCAAGAGAAAAATACACGGATTTATATCCGCTGGTTGCCATGTGATAAAAAATACTGGCACCAAATAGAGATTTTCCTCCACCTGTTTTTCCACCAAGAACCACCAACTCTTTTTTAAGAAAGCCACCTTCCAAAACAGAGTCGATTTGATGAAAACCAGTAGGAAGTATTTCAATATCCTTTTTATTTTCCTCAATCTTTTTTGCTATTTCTTCAAACTTTGCCATAATCTACTCCTGTTCCTTTACAAACTGGACACTCTTCAGGTTTTTCACCTTTATACAAAGTTCCATTGCCGTAACATTCTTTACATTTATATTTTTGATTTACAACTTCAGCTATTTGCTTAAAAGTTTTTACAACAAAAGATGGGTTTATCGAACAATCATCAAAGTCTACTGTTCCTTCGTCTCGGTGATCCATGTAAAACTTGTATTGATTTTCAGTTAGATAAATATTTTCTTCTCCTTTGCTGGAAACAATCACCCATTCATAAATTAGTTTCTTATTCATTTAAACCACCCCCCTTCCATCTACATAAACTCTTTTTTTCTTTTCAAATTGCGGAAATGGTTTGGAAAACAAAGAACCTTTTAATTGTTGACCAAACTTACTTTTCCGAGCTTTTCTTTGTTCCCGAGCTTGGTATAAGTCTTTCAGTTCAGTATTAGCAGAGTCTTTGCTAACTATATTATTCTCTACCTTATTACTCTCTACACTATCTAGTCCGTTTTCGGACATAGGGGTATGTCCGTTTTCGGACATAGGTATAGCCGAATTTGTATATAGGGGTACAAATATCTTACGTTCAATTATTTTTTTGTTCTCATCTCTAACAAGTTCTACTCGAATTAGACTTTTATTTTTAAGGTTTGAAATTGAAGTAGAGATTGTATGTTTGTTTTTTTGAATTTGGATTCCTAACCAGCTATTTGAAGCAAAGCAGTAACCTTTCATGTTAAGTAGTCCTAGAATTCTTCCGTAAACCATTTTGTCACAATCAGAAAGATCTTCTTTTCCCATTACTTGTGGTGGAATTAAACACCAACCTAGTTCTATATTTTTGTTATTCATAAAATTACCCCCACACGTTGAACAATCCCATTTAGAGGAAACCGTGTGGAGGTCTTAGTTGGAAAAGGACTGTTCATGTAGTTAATATAAATCTTATTTAGCCCTTTTGCAACTATATCTTTGTGTGATATATTGACTCAAATGCTTACAGTAGTCATTCCTTTTAAATCTAATCCAACTAACCTAGCAGTTTTACTTGCTCAACTTCAACCTCAGTTAAATCCAGATGATGATATTTATATTCTCGACAGTTCTTCTGATCGTTCAGCTCTTAAATTAGCAGCTCTTTATGGAACTACTCGCTCATATATTTTTGTGGAAATTGGACCTTATGGAAAAGCACTCGAAGCAGGTCTTGAATCAATGGCTGATAATAACCAACACGCTCTTTTATTCTTAAATGAAAATTGTTTTATTTCTTCAACTTTTGTCGCCAATATGAAAAAGGCAATCGACTCACCTTATCAAATTGTTTCGCCAAGAGTTTACAGAAATCCATATCATAAAATGGATTCCAACTTTAAGCTTTACAACTCACCAATTCGAGAGTTGGTCGAAGCAGAAGACTTTAACGCAGATTGTTTTCTTCTTACAAGACAAAGTAAGAAATCTTACGGACTTCTTGTCAATGAGTATGTGACAGTCAATCGCAATTTCAATATATAATTAGAATATGACACTTCAGGATATTGTTAATGGACTAGGAAACGGCATTGGTGCTGGATTCGGTGCTGTCGGAAATGGAATGGTTGGGGTTGGTCAGTTTGTTGACAATCTTTTAAATGGTTCCAAACCAAAAACTCCTGCTGTTCAAGCTGCACCACCAAATCTTGCTGCAATAGTTAAAACTGCTTCTGTCCCAACAGCAGCTCCAGTAGTTCCAACGACAACTCCTGTGGCAACACCTCCTAGCAACTTAGCTGATCTTACCAAACAAATACAGAATGGTTTTAGTAACTGGAGTGGTGGTACACCACCTCCTATTGCAACACAGTCTGCAAATCTCGCTACAGCAGGTCAGGGACTACCAGATCCTTTATTGCCTGCAATCATGACTTTAATAGAATCTCGTGGTATGCAGGATGCTACTCCAAAAGCAAATGCTAATCCATATAATATTTTTTATCCAGGTACTCAAAATTCTGTTGATTATCAAGGAAATCCAGATACAGCTATTCTTGGTGGAACAACTCCTAGTGGAGATAAAAAAGCTGGTTTTATTGGAAGTCTAAAAGGTGGAATTTATAATGATTACTTAAAATCTGGAAACTTAGCTGATTTTTTCTCTCACTACAGTCCTCCAAGTGATGTAGCTGGTGGAGATCCAAATAATCCTACAATGCAGGATCTTCTTGATCGCTATGCGAGTTTGAGGTCGAATTTTGTAAAGTAAACTTAAACATTTCTTTCATGTGCATACCGATCGGGTGAGCATCACTAGTTACATCCCAAAGTCCATCAACCTTTTCAATCTTTATTTGTTCAAGTTTTCCAAGTCCTTTTAGATTTCCTACAAAATCTATAACATCACATTTTGTCTTTCCAGTTGCAAGTCTAGTTCCACGACCAAGTATTTGACAATGAAGTCTTAAACTGCGTGTAGGACGGCATAGAACTATACAATCAAGTTCTGGATAATCAAAACCTACTGTAAATATTCCAACATTGAGCATGAGAGGTATGTTACCTGCTTTGAAGTCTGTGACGGCCTTTGTTCGTTGTTTAGCGGGCGTCTTTGATGTTACAACAACCGCTTTGGGAAACACTTCAGCTAGTCGTTCAGCTTGTTCTATCGTCGCAGTGAAACAAAGTACCGACTTATGTGTAAGCATTACACTTTTAAGTCCTTGTACTATTTCAATTTCTTTTCCCTTTATAAGCTCATCAAATTTCTCGAAATCAAATTCACTCTTTCCAATATTAGTTGGAATTTCATAATGTTGGATTAAAGACTTATCAATGTAGTTAAGAGGGCACAGAAATCCTTGCTCCATTAAGTCTCGTGTATTGATTACACACAGCATTCGATTCCAAAACTGTCCCTTGTAACGGGTTATCATTTTGGTTGTAGTAACTAACTCAAGTCCACCATAATTCTTCCATCTACGGGATTTCCAAGTCGCCCAACCTTCTGGCGGTTCTTTGTAATAAGTATCTGATCTAAATGGAGTTCCTGTAAATCCAAAAACCTTTTTAACTCCAGCTTGTCGAAAGAACTTTTGATACATTGATCCTAACTTTTTAAGTGGAACTAAATCACACTCGTCAATCATAACTGTGTCAAATTGGCTGAAAACCTCTGGATGTTTGTAAACACTTTGAATCGTTCCAAATGTAAAAGTATTTATATCTTTTCTGCCTTTACTTGCTGAATAGATTCCTATTTCAGATTCAGGAACATAGTTGAGCATTTTCGCCACATTTTGTTCTAGCAATTCTTTGCTTGGTTGAAGAATCAAGATTGGTTTACCACGTTTATGTGCAAAATCAGCTATTATATGAGATTTCCCACCACCTTGAGCTACACAGATAACATCGTTGCCTAATAATGGCATCGCCCAAAGCATTTTTTTAACTATTTCTGATTGATATTTACGAAGTTCCATTTTCAATTTGTTTTAATAAGGTAAGTAAATCTTTGTAAAAAATAACTTCTTCATCTGGAAAAAAGGGACTATTTGTTTTTTCGTTATAAAGACCATTCATTGGACGATCCCCTTCTGCAAATTCCCTGATTTTTGTTAAATCTTCTTTTCTTTGAATTACAAGTTCTTCGTTGATAAACTTTTTCATATTTAATCTGTTATCAAATTCACCAGCTCTTAGTTTCTCGTAAAAACGATTGTGCCATCCTTTGATTTGGGTCATTTTAATTTTCGTTTATAAACTTTTTAACGGCTTCCCAACTATATCTTCGATCTCCACGAGAATTTATTCTTGTTGGCTTAATGGGAAACCAATTATTTTTCTCCCATCTTTTTAAAGTTACTGGATGAACTCTAAAATAATAAGCCATCTGAATTGGAGTTAGCTCTTCTGGCATATTTATAAGGTTTGAGTAATTCATATAGGTTGGTGCATTAAGCAATATTTTCTATTTCCACGCTTAGGAATCTCTTTTTTGCAAACTTTGCATTTCGTCATTTTCTTATAGATTGGTTCGACTCTAAAGTTCCTTGTTGCTTTCATTTTCCATTAATTGCTGTTCTAAGACTTCTCCTAAAACATGATCATCTTGCAATTCTTCTTTAGTTGTAAAAGGTTCTTTTCCAAACATATCTATATAATCCTGTGTGCTTGAAATTGTTTCTTCTGGTGGTGTGTATTCTTCGTTCATTTTAGATTTTTTAAGATGATTTTTATCAAAGTTTCTTTGGTTTCATTTTGAGTTTCTTCATCAACATTGTTCCACCAACCATCAAATCCTCCACGATCTGATAAATCGTCCCATATGTCACTTAGTATTTTGTTTGCTATCGCTTCTGTTGTCATTTTAGATTTTCTTTCTTAATTACTTTTTTAATCTCTCGATCTTCCTCTAAACTTAATCCAAAGAACTTGCATAAATTTCCGCCAGTATAATGCCAACCCATTTCCCAATCTACTTCACTTCCAGTTACATAAATCAGATGGTTCAGAGTTTCGTCAGTTAACCTATAAACTATGAATTCTTCACCAAACTCATTTTTACATTTTCCTATTATTTGAAACATGTCTTTTTCAAGTAATTCTAGTAAATCTTTTTTATTTTTTTCCATTTTTTCTCCTATAAAATCTTTGTGTTGCTGAAACTAATCCTCTTAATACTGGAAAAATTTCATTCTTAGATATTGCAAAACTAATTCCGTCTTTTCTAATTAAGATCTCGTGGAAAGTTTCGTCATAAAACATATCTAAATGCTTTAGTTTTTTGATTTGAATTTTATTCCCTAACATAACTATATATTAGCAGAGTCTTTGCTAAAAGTCAAGAGCAAACTGTGTCACTGTCTCTTACCAAACTCAACACATTTACGATTTTCACAAAAACTATCTTTTCTGCTCCAAACAAATAACGGTTGGCCACACGTTTTGCATTCGTCGTTCCAAAATCTCCATATCTTAATTAGCTGTTTTAACATCTGGTTTTACCTCTTTGAGCTGACTACCTAATATAAATCCTTTTTCAAAAGCCTCCATATAAACTCCAATAACTATTGATTGAATACACATAAATAAATTGAAGTCGGTTGCTACTGCAAAACTTTCATATTGCTTTATTGCAACATTGGTTAGAAAGTCTAATTCGTCTTTATGTTCTTCAAGAAATGCGGTTGATTTTAGAAGTAACATCCCCGCATATTTCTTTTGTGAAGGATTTAGTTTTTTCTTAGTATCTTCCAAGATTTCCTTCGCTGTTTTGCTCATTTTAAATATCCTAATTTCTCTAACTTCTCTTTATTAAGAAACTCGTACAATCCTTTACAGTTTATAAAAGCATCTGTTGCCATATATGCTTCTTTAAAATTGTATTTGCCATTAGCTCCAAGACCTAAAACAAAAGCTCTTTTAACTGGTATTCCCATTTCGTTTAATGCTTCGATATATGCTGAGCATTGCAAATAAGACTCAACATAGATTGCACCATCTTTACTTGTTTTAACATCAACCAAAACTAATTCACCATTTAATCTTATAAGTAAATCTAAAGTTCCTGCATATTGATATTTCTCACTAAATACAGTCTTTTCGCTTTCCTCTAATTCAGCATCAAAATCCTTAATCCATTGAAAGAATGCGTCTGAGAATGGTTTAATTTCTGGGATTGATTCTACTTTAACCCCTGATGCCTTGTAAGCCTCTATAATCGAATGTACGGTCGTCCCTCTTAATTTAGCAGTATCACTAGCTTGGTATGGTGAAGCCATAGCTTTTGCCTCATCAAGTGATGGATTTTGTACCATTGCATAATAGATCTGTTGACCGAACCAATATCTTAAAGCTGGTTTATCAATTATTTTAAGTATTTCGGTAACTGATAAATATGGTTTGCCTTCCTTGAAGTACATTCCACCTCTTTTACTGTCTTTAAATATATTTGTCATTTTTGTAATTCCTTAATTTGTTGTTGCAATCTATCAATTTTTTGTTTTTTCTCGTCTTGTTCTCTGTATACTTTTTGTTTTAACATATTTTTTTCAACTTTTTCAAAAGTTTCAAGTGCTTCTTTGTAAAGTTCTTCTAACTTACTTGCTTTATTACATTGAAATTCTATGATGGGAGTGGGATGATAATTTATATCAATACCGTTTATTGTAGTTGAAGTAAAGTCAGTGCTATCTGCAAAATAAAAACGATATGTATTAGAATCTTGATAATCTTCAGTTAAAATAAATTCAACTAAATCTATGTATGTATCATTCCAACCAAAATACTTTTGAGAAAGTTTTTTGTAGTCGTTTCCTAATTGAATAAAGTTATTTATTAATTTTTGTATTTCCATATTATTTTTTTAAATCTTCGATATTTAATTGTTCTATATAATCTTCAATCTCTCTAGCTGCTTGAGCTACTTTTGCTTCTTTGTCTTGTTTGTTCCATCTTTCAACGAAATCTAAAACTATTTTTAAGTTATTTATTATTTGTTTATTTATCATATTTATATATTTCCTTTTTGTGAATCCATATCTTTATTAAACTTCTCACAAAGTAAATGCAGTCTTTTGATTGCTTCTTCCCTATTAGTCCATTTTTCACCAAATATATCTATATTCTCTGCTAGAATTCTAATTCTTCCCCAAGTCATAAAGAATGGCTCGTGTTGTTCTTCTTTAGTTAATTTCATTTTGTTTCCTTAATTTTTACCCATTCATACTTCCATTTTGATTCATAGCTTTGTAACTCATCCTCTTTTTTCATTACAACTCCAAATACCCAAGCTTTTCCTTTGCTATCTAAAGCTATTGTGTAATCTTTATTTTGATATATTTCAATGATTTTCATATTTATATATTAGCACACACTCTGCTATTATGCAATAAGCAATTTAAGCAATTTGCTTGAAACTTCTCTAATTCCCCAAACCTTATTTGCGTATTCAAACTTAATAAAATGGCTTGATTGATGAGTTTTAATTGTAAATTTATAGTACATTACTTGATAATAACGACCTCGCCACTCATAAAGCCCTGATTTTAGTTTGGTAACTGAATCATTTAAAAACGATTCTAATGCTTTTTGTTTCATATATAAAAATACAGTTCGGTGTGAATACTACTAGATTCCCCGTTGGCTATATAACCATTGGCTCGTTTTTCCATCACTCCGTTTATCAAATTCGACAAATCTTATAAGGATTTATTTATGATCCCCCTTCCCACTAGAGTCTGCTCCTTCCTGTATGTGCTCAGTCAGTGTCTTAATATTATAACCGAGCTCTTAATCAGAAACATTCATATTCGACTAAATTATCATCACTCAAACCCTCTATATCTTTTTTAAATTGGTCAACTTGTTCTTGATCAAGTCCGAGCTCTTTTGCTTTTTTGATAATCTTTTTAATATCAATTACTTCTAATATTCCAATTCCGCCACCCTCATCATTTAAAGTGGAGTAGAAATCTGTTTCATCAGTTAAAAATTCTACTAATTTTTCATCATGCCACAAATTAAATGTTGGCTCGTCTTCGTATTTTTTTGTTATTACTTTATATGCTCTTACGCTCATAATGCTCACCTGCCTTTCTAGTGCCTTGAGTGTGTCTTAATATTAGCTCAAGGCTATAAATTACTTTCCTTCATTTTCGTCTTCACACGACTGACTACAAAATCCGTTGTGTTCTTCAAAGTCTTTTGCTTCACTTTCTGCTTCTGTTTGAGTTCCTTCAAATCCGCATATTGGACAGCTGTAAAATTGAACTAACATTGGTTTGTTTTCGTCATCATGCTCTATTACTCCTACATTAAAATCTTCATCAGATAAAAAAACTTTACCTGAATTAAAATTGAAACTAAGAGTTAAACCGTTGCCAAGAAAATCAAAATTATTGATTCCTCTTTCACCTAATTCTTTCAAAAGCTCCCCTGCTTGGAACAACTCTTCATTTCCAAATTTACCTAAATCTTGAGTTACATCATTCATTTAATGCTCACCTCCAATACTATATATTTATAGCCTCGAATTATAACTATCTTGTTTAAAATTGGTTTTTCCTCTAATTTAATTTGTTTCATATATTTCCTTTTTTGGCTTCGGGGCTGGTAGTTTGTAATTATCAACCCCGAGTTGACTTATAAGCCTGGTTTGTTAAAACTCGTTTAACTTGCTTATGACCTAGTATAGCAGGGGTACTGCTATTTGTCAAGTGTTATTACCGAGCAAAATGTATCATCTTGAGGCTAAACTATCGGACTATTAAAACCTGCTCTTGTGCTTGACTTTAAGGGCTAGATGTGTAATGATTACTCATGACTCCAGAAGATAAAAAACAACTCGCTAGATATGCAAGTAAGAGCTATAAAACTCGTTTAAGAATGAAAGCTATTGAGATGTTAGGTGGTAAATGTGTTAAGTGTGGTTTTTCAGATGAAAGAGCTTTGCAATTCGATCATATCAATGGGGGAGGCAACAAATTAAGGGCTGGAAGTTCTGGCTATTATGTTCACATGTACAAAGAGATAATTGCTGGTACTCATATTCACCCTGTTCAATTGTTGTGTGCAAATTGTAACTGGATAAAACGTACTGATAATAATGAAATGCACGCTAGTAATATATTACACGTCAAAACCTTTAAAATTGATAAATCAGCGTTAGAACATCACAGAAAAGAAATAAGTGAAATTAGATCAATGCAAATAGCAGTATAATTATAAATATGAGCACAAAAGGTTTAGAAGTCACATTAGCCACACGTCACAAGATAAGTTTAGCCAATAAAAAAGATAGGGCTAAAATCAACCTCAAAATCAAAGAGTACATACTTTCATTAACAAACAACGACCTTCCTCAATTAACAGATGCCGCTATTTATGCGGGAATAAGCGAAAAAACTCTTATAAGATATGAAATGAGCGAGGACGAAGATTCAGAGATTCGGCTACTATTAGACCTTATACGAGACCTTCAAAAATCAAAGCTAATTGAGAACGGCTTATATAAGAGATATGACAGTCGTTTAGCTGGCTTATTATTAGAGCGTTTACACGGAATGCAACCCGCCCCAACTGCTTTATCGCAAACCAATATTTTCGGCCTTTCTCCTGAATTATTAGCTGATGCTATAGAGATTACTAAGAAGAAAGAAAAAGCTAAGTTACAAGGTAAATAGTATTATTCACGCCTGTTTGACTACTCTAGCCCCCCTTGATACACTCCATTTTTTCAATTCGCTGCCTATTTTAGTTCACAGCGTCATGATTTCAACGAAGCTAAATACTCTTTACGAGTCATTTTCTTTTGTTTCTTTATTGGCTTAGTTATTGACGTTTCGTCAACACGTCCTTTTCTATGATACATGACTTGATGTGAATGATTGCAGAACATTAGCCTTGAAAGCTCTTTATCACAGTAGTCGCAATGATGTGTCATGTCTTAGTATAGTTGATGTATCGTCAACAATCAATCAATCTTTATTATTAGAAGTGTCCATATATATAGTGTTATCCTTCCATGCTTGCACGCACACGGGGGGGTGGGGGTGGCATTTTACAAACCGCCTGAGACTCCGACCATCTTGGCTCGAGATTGAAGATCTAGTCTCATGCCGATGTATTTAACATCAATACTTGACATAGCAAACACTCTGGTATTATTATAAATGTAGATCTATTGGACGTGTACAGCAATAGATTTAGCAATAACAGTAGTTATGTTTGTCTGAAGTGCACCTAATAACAAACCTCTTGACACACTGTGAGCGAAAAACAATTAAGATTCTGGATAGAAGAAAGGAAAGAACTGGAGGCCTATAACCAAAGGAACTGACCGATTAACTTGAAGGGATCTTTTTTGCTATCTATGGACCTTAAAAGAATTATATAAAGTTCTTGACTCTTAACAGAATGTGTGCTAATATAGTTTTATGGTTAAGAAAGATTATACGAGAGAAGAATTACTTTCTATTTGTGAGAAATCTTTTGTTCCTCAAAATTTATGGGGAGATAGAGATAGTGCAGAAGCTCAAAAACAATTAGGTCAATGTTATGTTTGGTTAAAAGATGGATGCGATTTTAAAATTTTAACTAAGACAAATAATAAGAATTTCATAACAGATGATCAAACTATTTGGGTTGAAATACAAGCAAAAGGATTTGAACATTTTGATTATCAGGGTGGAATGGATACTGAAACATTTTACTTACCTACTGAGCGAAGACTTAAAAGAAAAGGAGATTGGTATTAAATGACTAAGAATAAAGAACTAAGGTTTGCATTACAGAAAGCTATCGAGTTAGTGCCTGCTGCAACAGCTGATGATGTGGTTACTGAGCATCAGCCATTTGGTTTTAAATTAAATGAAGTTTGGTTAAAACAAGTTCTCGATAATTTAGAGACTCTTCTTAAAAAGGAATAAATGGATATAATATTCGTCATGGGAGGAATACTTGCCTTTTTTGTTTTCTTATTTATTATAAGAAGTTCTTATTGGGACGGAAGAATAATGGGAATGCCAAGTGTTCATGTAAGTAAACTTCAACTAACTTTGTTCTGGATTTTCTTTATAGGTGGAATTGGTTTTGCTTATTTAGTTGGTTATCTTCAGACTCATTAAAAATTGTATAATTAGAATATGAAGCGAGGTGATTTATAATGGGTACACTTAATCCAGGTTTAGCAAAGTGGTTAGCCACACATAAAAAGGGAGGAAAGAAAGGTGGTGCAAAATTGGGACTTAAAAATGTCGCCAATGGAGTACCAGCAGGAGGAATGTCTTCTTCTATGGTTCCAAACGGAGTTGCAGCAGTAGCTCCTATGGGAAAGAATATGTCTGCTCCAAAAGCAGTTAAAAAGAATTCAAAGAAAAAGAGTTCTAATCCATTTGGTTTTAAAGCACATGGAACAATGAAAAGGAGTAAGGCATAGATGGCACCTTTTGTTAAGTTAGGCAACAACAAATACAAAGGAAAATCTGGGAAGGTCTTTGGTCTTGCCCAGGTTCGACTTTGGTATGCAGGTGGTGGAAAGTTCCCAGGTCAAAAAGGTCCTGGTCAATTTCCTACTAAGAAATCTAAAAATCCTTTTGGCTTCAAAGAACACGGGACTATGAAGAAGAGTAAATAGCCCATTGATTATTAACAGAAACTTTGTTAGTATTTATTCATGAATAGGATAGTCGCTGTCATCCCCACTTATCACAGAGCTCACTTACTCCCAGCCTTTATAAAGAATCATAATGAAAATTCAACGGAGTCGACTCTCTTTTTTGTAATTCATCCCAAAGATAAGGAATCGAGAAAAGTTCTTACTTCCCTTAAACAGAATTATTTACTTTGTGAGGGGGAATATGTTGAGTGTATAAATACTGGTTTTAAATTTACCCAGGAACCTTTTGTTTTGTGTGCAGCTGATGATGTTGTTTTTACTCCAGGTTGGGATAAAGCTATTTTAGAAATGGCTGATAATAATAGAGACAAACATATTTTTGGCGGAGTTGACGAGTGGCAAATATCTTTAACTCAAAAGCATATCAGTCACCCAGTCGTTAGAAGAACTCACTTTTCAGATCCTCTTTATAATCCGCTTTATATTCATTACATGTGCGATATTGAATTCGAGCAGCGAGGATTCCTTGAAGGGAGTGTAATGATTACACCCCGAGTTTTAATAGAGCATCCACATACAGTCACGGCACATTTAGATAAGGAAGCCTGGGACGAAACTTATAAAAAATCCTTCTCAAAAATTAAACTTGACGAGTCTTTGTATCATAGAAGAAAAGGAGAATTTGAAGTTTGGGATTTCACTGAATTAAACGGAGGTCGAGTAGTTCCAACTAAATTGAATCCTATTTATAATAAGACTTTGGTTTCGATAGTTATTCCTTCTTACAGAGATTATAAGAATCTTAAAAATTGTTTGGCTTCAGTTGTTAATAATACTTTTTATAGATATGAAATTATTGTTATTGATGACGGCCCAGAAGGTGAAGTCTTGGAGCCTTGGAATATTGTTAATAAGAAATTGTTTTTAGATTCGATTGAACTTGAGGATAAGTCTTGCACGTTTAAAGTCGTTCACAATAAAAAACAAGAATGGGTGAATCACAATTGGAATGTTGGAGCTGAAATGGCAACAGGAGATTATGTAGCTTTCTTAAATTCAGATATAACTCTTTCAAAAGATTGGGACAAATATTTGGTGTCAGCTCTCGAGCATCCACAGCATCCTTTTACAGTTGCATGTCCTTACGAGACTAATATAAATACACCAGTTCCTTTTACCCTCGATCCTTTAATTTTAAAGTATATTCCTAATATGATAAAAGGACCTTGCTTTATGATGAGGAAATCTGATGTGCCATTTATATTCCCAATTCCAAAACAAATAAAACATTGGTGCGGAGACAATTGGATTTCTGATAAATCTGAGTCGATGAATGGAACTGTTTTTGCAAAGAAGGCTGTTATAAATCATTTAATTTCTCAATCGAGCAACACCTTGAAGCCTTCAGTTTTACAGAATCGAACTTACAAGGATATTATCGAATACGAAAAGTTAAGTGGAAACAAACTTAACTTTATTAAGAGCCGTTTCCCCGAGGTGGTAAAAGCCTACTATTGGGTTGATGACCATGAATCTTAAATTCTTTACTTGTATCGAAATTGTCGTCAAACATCCCCACTTTAATTCCAAGTTTCCATACAGCGTAATTTACACTTAATTGATCTCGTTTTGAATACCTACAATTTTGGGCCCACCAGAATTCGTTAAACTCTTGGATGCCTACAGTATTTTTCCTAAGGATTACTCCAGTTTCAAATAGTCCGTTGTGGTGTGGATACTTGTCCATTAAATAAGTATTTACTTGTTCTTGAATTAAAGGTCTATTAGTATCACGTCCTCCAGAAATAACTGCGATAGCTTCGTCATAAGCACAGTCTCGGAATCGGTGTTTCATAAAAACTATATCGCCTCGATCTTTATATTTATTTAAAATCTCCTCAGGGCTTACAAGAAGTTCTATATCAGCATCCATCCACAAACTCCACTCTTCACGAACAAAAAGGTGTGAAAGAATTTTGACCATGCGGGCGTTTCTTGTTGGATCTTTGAAGAGGTCTACGTCTTTATCGGTGAATATTCTTTCCTGGTTTTGTGGAACATCATATCCTTCGGATAAAAACGAATAAGTCTTAATCATACTTTCTTTAATACTGGCATCCCAGGCCTAGTTATTATTACTTTATACCCAACTGGCATTTCACATGAGTTCTCTTCTTGGGTTCTTTTAAAGTAGAAATTTATCCGTGTAGTTTTGCCCCTTCCCCAGCTAATCTCTTTAGAGTGCAAGTACCATATTTGGCCTTGATCTGTTGTGAATTTCATAGCCCTATGATAGCATAACTTCAGCTATTATGACAAATCAAATTTCTCCTCAAGAAGCAAAAAGAGTTCAAGAGACTTTGCTAGAAATGAAGAAGAAAGGTAGTGAAGATCCAGAGTATTTCATTTGCACATTCCTTTATATTTTTAACCTTAAACAGACTCCTTCAAATATTCGTTTTAATTTATTTCCTTTTCAGAGAAGATTGGTTCGAGAGATCGTTTATGCTGTTCGTAATGGTGAAGATTTATTTATTGATAAGACTCGTGAAATGGGAGTCACCTACACTGTACTTGCTGTGTTTATTTGGTTTTGGCTTTACCAGCCAGCTTCAAACTTTTTAATAGGATCTCGTAAAGAAGACTATGTTGATAACAGGCGTGGTGGAACTACAGGAAATAAGGAAGAGTCTCTTTTTGGAAAGCTAGACTATATGATTTCTAGGCTTCCTAAATATCTTTTGCCAGAAGGATTCAACCCAGATAAGCACTTCAATTATATGTCTTTAGTTAATCCCGAAAATGGAAATGCTATTTCTGGAGAGTCTTCAAATGAAAACTTTTCAAGAGGTGGTCGCCAGAAAGCTATTCTTATGGACGAGTTTGCTTTTTGGGACAATGGAAATGCTGCTTGGGGGGCTACGGCTGACACCACCAATTGTCGAATCATAGCAACCACCCCTGGAATAAAACCTTCTAAAGCTAAAAGGCTCAGATTTGGTAAAGATGGAGAGCGTATTAAAGTTGTAACTGTTTTATATAACGAAGATCCTCGAAAAAATAAAAAGTGGCTAGAGGAACAAAAATCTCGTAGGTCGACAGAAGACTTTAACCGAGAGATCATGATTAACTGGGAAACTTCTATTACAGGAAGAGTTTATCCAGAAATTGAAAATGCAGCCTATGGAGCTTTTCCGTTTATTGTTAATCAACAGCTTTATTGTTCTTGGGACTTTGGGCTAGACGGTACTTCGTTTGGCTTCTGGCAACAAAATCCTGCTAACGGAAAATGGAGAAGAATTGCTTCTTATCATAATGAGGATCAACCAATTCAATTTTACTTACCTTTCTTTGGAGCCCCAATAGATTCCTTGTTTCAATATACCGATGATGACTTAAAAGTTATGCAGGTTATAAAAAATCTTCCAAGGGCTATTCACTTCGGAGATCCTGACGTTAAAAAGAGATCTTTCGCTGGCGGAAAATCTGCTCGTACAGAATTAGCAGCAGTAAAAGTTTTTGTGCAATCAATTTCAAAGAATGATTTTTATACTCGTAGGGAACTTACAAAAATTGCATTGGCTAATGGAATTGAAATTAACGATACTCCAGAAAATGAATACTTCTTTGAAGCATTGAAATCGGCTCGCTACCCTCAAAGAGAAGAAACTTCCCAAGCTACAACGCCTGTTGCTTTGCCAATTCACGATTGGACTTCACATCCTAGAACTGATGCAGAATATTTCTTTTTGAATATAAAACAATACACAGAAGTAAATAATGATGAACCTGATTGGGCGAAGGGTGTTCATAAAGGGCTAACTTCGAGAGCAGGTTTAAGGAGGAGGTGAATTTTATGGGAGATGTACAACTAGCAGAATTTTTAAAAGAAACCAGAGAGTTAATGTTGGCTATTCGTGCTGAGCAATTAGAGCAAAGCAAGAAGTTGGCTGTTATTGCTAAAAGAAGCTGGAAAGCCAGCCGAAAGGAGAAAAAAGTATGAGTAACTTAGTTGACGTTGCGGTTTTGATTACTTGTTTTAACAAGGAAGAATATCTCGATGAATGTGTCCAGTCGATTATTCGACAGACTAAAGTTCCACGAGAAATTATTGTCGTGCATGATGGCTGTGAAAATCCTATGCACCACGCAAGAGCAACGTCAATTTTCCTTGATTCTAATTATGGAGTTGCTAGAGCTAGACATGAAGCATTTCGATATTCAACGGCTCCTCTTATTTTGTTTGTGGATGCTGACGATGTTTTATCGCCTGACTATTTGGAAAAAATGATTCTTGTTTTAGCCAAAGGAAAGGGAGCTGACATTGTTTATCCAGATACTTTTATCTGGAATGGAGCTCAGTCGGAATTGGTAGTGACTCCTAATAAAATAGATTTAGATTTTGTCAGAGAAAGAGAGAAAGTTGTAATTCCAGTAACTTCTTTAATGAAGAGAGAAGTTTATTTGAAATTAAAAGGTTTTAAAAAGATGGAAGTTCTTGAGGATTTTGAGTTTTTTGTTAGAGCATTAAAAGATGGTTTTGTTTTCAAAAAGGCTCAAACTTTATTATGGTACAGACGTATTCCAGGTAGCAGGAATACAGTCGACTTAGTAAAGCGTAAAGCAATTGTTCGAGAGGTGGTGAATCAAATTGATACAGCAAAAAATTAGCACAAAAGCAATAATGTTTATTCCAACCTCTAAAAATTGGAGCGAATTTCGCACCAATACTTTGGATGAGAATAATAGCGATGAGCCCCTTGCTTATGATGCGAGTGACAAAGGTGAGTTTGAACAGGCAGTTGTTTCAAATTTACAAGCTGACCAGCTACTTTATAAACTTTTAATGGAATTGGATGACAAAGGAAAAATTATTTTACTTTATCAAGTCTTAAAAGAAGCAGGATATAGTTTGACCCAAGAGGAATTTGCAAAAACTTTAAGAATGTCGAGATTAGGATATTCTACGAAAACTAAGAAAATCAAAATTAAATGCGTTAAGATTATTCAAGGAGTCAGTAAATAAACTATAATTAAAATATATGAGTACAAAAGATTCAAAGTACGCAGGTATCGTCCGCACTAGATATAACAAAGCCAGTTCTTTGTTTGAACCTGTAGCTGAAAGAGTTGAAGTTAATAGAAATCTTTATAAAGGTTTTATCCAAACTGACGACCAATATGAATGGGATTACTCCCTTGTCGATCAACAAGTTTTTCCTTTAATTAGAAATTATATTGCTCGTTCAAATCCTTCTATGACTAAAATTGCTTTGGGAGCTAGAACTTCTGAAGATTTTGACAAGAGACAAATAAATCAGGATGTTGTTAATTGGGAAATTGACCAACTTCCTCTTACCCAACTTCTTACAAGAGCATTTTTCTCTAATTATATTGCAGGACGTGCTTATTTTAAGACAGGTTGGAAATATGATCCCCGAGTTGTTGTCAAAAACGAAAACTACAACTATGTCATGCGACCTCTTCTTAACAGAGCTGACTTAAAATTTGTTCCATTTAATAGAATTTTGATTCCAAATCGAAATATTCCTTCAATTTATGACCAACCTTATTATTTAGAAGTTCAACAAATAAGAGTTGGAGATATGATTAAAGATAATGAAACTTATGGATATGAATATTGGGATAAAAAGTTTATTGCAAGGCTTAAAAAAGCTGGTGTCCACTCAAAAGCTCTTGATTTTGAAGCTGAATTTGTAACCGATGCCGATACAATGGATGAAATGACTTTCCAGGCTGCTACTTTTCCAGCAGTTTGTATGCACACGCTTGAAGGAGAAGTAATTTATGTTCCTTTGGTTGATGGAGAAGACATTATTATCAATAAAGACCGAGAAAATCCTTTTTGGCATAATCACTACGACATTATTGAACAGGTTGCTTTCCCTGAAGATGATGAATATTACTCAATGTCAGTTGTTGACGCTACAGGAGACTTCCAAATCGCTGGAACTGAAGTTTTGAATCAAACTCTTACTAATATCCGTGCCATAAATAACAATATGTGGATTACTGGAGCTTCACAGGCTTCAACTCCAGATTATATGTTCAAACAGAGACCTTCTGGAATTATCCGAGTAGTTGGAGATCCTAATGATGTCGTTGCAGTAAGACCAAATGATTCCACCAGGTCAATGCTTGCAGTTTCTCAAGATATTTCTAATAAATTTGAAAAAGTTGGTGGAATTTCATCTTTATATAGCTCAGGAGTTCCAGGTAGCAGCATAAACGAGACAGCTCGTGGAGCACAGGTTATTGATAAAAACGTAGATACTAATATTCAAATGATTTTGGATCTTTTTGGAGAGCAAGTCTTAAAGAAGGTTGGAGAACACTTTGTCGAATTAAATGCTCAGTTTATTACTGAAGAACAAACTTTTGCTATTACTGATAAAAAGGGTGTTCAGTCAGAATTAAAGGTTTCTCCAGATCAAATTTCTGCAAACTTTAATGTTTATACGTTCCCAGAAGCTATGGTTAAGCAAACTCCTGCTTCTCGACAAGCTAATTTGCAGAACTTGGCAACTACTTTGAATAAAGAAGCTGGTCCAGCAGGAGTTCAAATCGACATGGTACCGATATTTGAAAACTTAATAGCTTCTTATCCTGAAATGGAAAATGTTGACGATATTGTTGTTTCAATTGATGAAAAAGCCAAGAGAGATTACTTAATGCTTGAAAGAGGTCAAATGCCAGAGATTAAAGTCCGAGATCCTCACATGGAATTGATACAGGTTATTACAGTTCACTTTGAAGAGTTCCAAAATGAAATGACTCCTGAAGTTCAGGCATTATTCCAAAAGTATTCTCAAACTCACATGCAATATTTACAAGCTGAAGCTCAAGCAAAAGCGATGATAGCACCACCGCCTCCTAGAATTTCAGAACAACTTAACTTTAAGGATGCACCTCCAAAAATTCAGCAACAAATGGAGGCAGCAGCGGGAATGACTCCTGATACTGGAAATGTGCCTCCAGCTGATAATACAGGCACGGGTGCACCTAATGGAGCTAATTTAGGAAATATCGTTCAACCAGGGCAATAAGTTATAATAAAATATGGCAACAGCACTAGATCCACAAAAAAAACCAGACATCCTTATTATTCGAGGAGATACAGTTAGTGTCCCGATAACTTTCACTGGAATTGATTTAACAGGTTCAACTGTTTTCTTTACAGCTAAACCAGCGATTTCAAATTCAGCTGATGATTCAGATGCAACTATAGAAGCTCAAACTTCTTCTCATTCAGATCCAACTAATGGAAAAACAGTAATTGCTTTGACTTCAACTTTGACAAATGTAACGCCTGGAAAATATTTTTATGATATTCAAATAAAAGCTGCTGATGGAACCATAACTTCTATTCCAGTTAGAATTTTAGAAGTTTTTGGTGATATTACTAGAAGAACAAGCTAAAATTAAAATGAAATGGCAGATACACCTATCGAAGTTACAGTTACACAAGCTCCTCCAATAGAAGCATCTATAAATGCTTCAAGTCCTGTGTCTTCAACGGTCGGTTCAAGTGTGCCACCAATTACTCCTTCTATAACAGCTCAGGGACCTCAAGGAAATGTAGGTCCAGCTGGTCCGACTGGAAATACTGGATCTCAAGGAAATGTAGGTCCAACAGGTCCGACAGGCTCACAAGGCCCTACAGGAACGAATGCAACTTTAACTGGGGCAACAGGGCCGACAGGAGCAACTGGTCCGACAGGTTTGACTGGAGCTGGAGTAACTGGACCCACAGGACCTACGGGAACAAACGGAAGTAATGGAACAACTGGTCCGACAGGGCCAACTGGAAGTCAGGGTCCACAAGGAACAGCAGGTTCAAATGGATCTCAGGGAGCCGTGGGACCTACTGGACCAACAGGAGCAAATGGAAGTCAGGGAATACAAGGAACGGCTGGTTCTCAGGGTGCTCAAGGAAGTATTGGACCAACAGGGCCAACTGGAAGCCAAGGAGCTCAAGGAACTGCTGGAAGCAACGGTGCAACTGGACCTACTGGTTTGAGTGGTGTAACTGGTCCTACGGGTGCCCAGGGTGCAACAGGTCCGACTGCAACACTTGGAAATATTGAAGTTCCTTTTCCCATTGCTCCCTCTTCTACATCAACGAGCACTTCTTATGTAAATCAATTTTTACCTGTAGTATTTGATCCATCTCAGTTTACAAATATTGGTTCAATTGTTTTTAGAGCTGATCTTTCGCAAACCGTTTCGGGAACATTTCAAGTTTGGGTAAGACTTTTTAACTTAACAGATTTTGTGGAAATGGATGTTCGTACTGAGTTAACGGCAACATTGGCTCAATTTGCACATTCAGTTCAAATAACAGCTGATTTGACAGATCTCTTTACTGCAAGTCCTAAGCTTTATTGTATTGAAATAAAAACTGCGGCAGGTGGAGGGGTTAATGTTGATAACTGTGCAATTGTTGTACGAACCCCAGCTTCAGGAAATAGAGGTGCAACTGGACCAACAGGTCCGACAGGCTCACAAGGTATTCAAGGTACAGCTGGAACTGTTGGAACGAATGGTGTGACTGGGCCGACTGGACCGACAGGAAGTCAAGGAAACCAAGGAACAGCGGGCTCAAATGGATCGAACGGAAGTAATGGAGTTACAGGACCAACAGGGCCAAC